CATTCAGCCACGATACCATCATAAAGATAATGAGAGCTCTCGTTTTCTAAACGAATATAGCGGCCTTCCTGTTCATTCCATTCATAAACCGCTTGGGTGTATATCTTTCTCATCAATGCATCCTTGCCTCGTGTTTATTGACCTAAAGACCGCAAACCTAAGTAGCGACCCATTCGAGGTTGCGCAAAGGCTGGGCGATTCATTCCTTGAGGGTTTTGAGCCATTTGGCTTGAAAATCGATTGGCTAAAGAAGGCATGCCCCCTTGACCCATAGGCATCATGGGAGGAGCTTGCATGGGAGTTTTTTGATCTTGCTGCCCGTTTTGCCCCATGAGTTGCTGCATATAAATCATACGCCGCAAATTGTCTTGCTGGGGGTTAGCCATAGGAGAAGATTGAGGAGAAAGGGGCTGGCCTGGCATTCCAGGGGAACCTGCAGCCATCCCTTGCGGCATTTGATCAGGATTCATCCAAGGATGAGCCTGGTCTGGGTTAGCCCACGGCATTTGAGCTTGAGTAGGAAGAGATCCCTGGAGCATTCCAGGTTGCGTCCCAGGCGATTGGCCGAATAATCCGCCCATATTAGTCATAAAATCAAAAAAAGACACGTGAACCTCCTTGTTCCAGTATTATAAAAGTAATCTTAGGGCTGTATGTATTTTCTTAAACCCGAAAGGCTTCAGTTCTCTTTCCCATCCATCGCGCCCTTGCGTCTCGACACTGTCGCACCCATGCTCCAAGGCCCACTCACGAATGACATACCACCCACTTTTCCATTCTTTAAAATCAGTTCCTGCAATAAAGGGAATGCCTAACCGTTTTGATTGAGGATACTCTATAATTTGTGTAATACAAATTCCTTTCAGGCCGGTGTTATTATAAATCAACCAGAGCTGCATATCACGCTCAATCAGCATTTTTTTTACATCATCAGCCTTAAATTTTCCATCGGAGTATGCTAAAGCACGCTCTAAAAAAGGCAACACCTCATGCCACAGTCCTTCAATTTTGTCAAAGAGAATTCCATAAAGTCTACATTTATCCGATGAGTGAATATCCATATATTTTGTCCGTAGCGGCAGTTGAAGCATGTGTTAAAGTTAAGGTATTGGTACTGACATTTCGGCTGGAAATGTAAAGCGAACTGAGCGCACCGGCTGCCGTTGACGTTTTAGGAATGAGAAAAATACAGGTATCTTGTCCGATTTGCCCTGTGGCAAACGTCAACACGGTGGTCGTCGAGCTAGGAGTGAGCGTGAGGGTACCTGTATTGTTGGTTTTCCCCTGCATCATGCCTTTAGTCACGCGAATCATTTTTCTCAATAAATTCTCGTGATTTTTTTCATATTCTGGGATGTCTAAAAAAGCCATTAACGCACTCCAACTCTAGCAATCCCTGGGATTTCTATCCCTTGGGCATGCTCAAAGCCCCCACTAATATTAAGGCGGATGGTTTGATAACGAGCATTAGAGCGCACAGGACAATTTCCGGTAGAATTGGCAGAGACTGCAGATCCATATGTGACGGATTCACTTTGTAAGTTGCGTGTCCCCATTTGAATAGTCATGGTTCCCGTGCCTTCTACAATGGGGCGAACTAGATTAATGAGGCTTCTTGAGCTTGGGTAGGGTTGAATTTCCCCTGGTTCTAGGCGTGCGGTTAAAGCGGAGCCTGTAAAATTCACTTGTTTATGGTCTGCATTAAAGCCAGACAGAATAAAGTTCTCGCCTGTCCAAACCCTTGAATCCAATGAGAAAGGCAAGGTGTCTAAATTGCTGCTAATAGAATCTAATGTTTCAAGCGTAAATCCTTCACTCAAAGAGGTATAGAGAGTTTCTAAATTTCCAGGCTCTATCTGTGTCCAGCGTGTTTTAGCACTGGGAGAATAGTTATAGGCTAATATTTTATTAGACAGCCCATTGGTATTTCCGCTGGCGGCATACGCCCAATAGACCACTTGATTATCTAAATCCGCCGTTCCGCTCACGCGCCCAATGTAATTCGTATCTACCTCGGAAAAGAAAGTTTTATCGACTTTGTTTGCCCCAATGGGAATGGATTGGCCACCATCAAACGCATAAAACCCGTCTAAACCAAGATAAAAAATAATGTTTCCGACTTTGACCACCGACCCAGGAGATTTGGTGCCTTTTCCACTTTCCACTTCGTCAAATCTCCAAATGGTAGGAGAGCCAACATAGCTCATGCGTGAAATGGCTTGTTCTTGAAAAATAATTCCGACTTCTCCGCCTACGACCTGCCTGACCCACCCTTTCGAGGCATCCAAGTCTTGAAAATCAGACTGTGTAGACGGGTCGACCACATAATCCGTATCATCATTTAACGCTGACCAACGCACACGGTGAGGCACGTTTCCATCCGTTAAATCAAATGTATTTCCAAAGACCACAAAGCTATTAATGGTCGTCACATAGCGTGCTTTTAACTCGGTCGTGAGATTTGAGAAACCCCCCCCTGAAAACACGGAGACTTTTTGAGGATAGTCGGAGAAATTGGTGGCAATCAGATGATCATTGAATCGGGTGAACGACCATAGTTCCTCTTCTAAAGTTGAATACCCACCGGCTAAGGATGCGTCTCCATATACGGTAGCCGCCATTTTATAAAGCTTGGTGGCATCCCCTGCATAGTTTGACGTATTCCCGTCTTTGTCTTTCGTGGAAACTGCCCCTTGACAACGCCCCTCTAAAGCACTGGAATACACGACAGGACTTAAAAAAGGCCCGTAATCTGGCCCTTGTGGAAGCACATTGGTCGCTACTTTTAATCCAGGGTTTTTGTAGCTTGGCAAGTCGGGTAAGTATTCACCGAAAGGAATGTCCATATTCCAAATCCTTTATCTTAAAAGTGAGTGGGGGTAACTTGTTCTATTGAAATCAATTTTCGTGTTTTTTCCCGAAGCGCGGCTAAGGCTTCGTTCTCTTCTGTCTTAGCAATTTGAGCCTGGTCAATGTCTTTGATCACCCGCGCATAGAGCCACGCCCTGGCTCTCGCTTCAATCAAATCTTCCGCATCGGTGGTAAAATCATTTGTATCTGCATCGAGGGTCAGTTCACTGTATTTTTGTTGGTAAGATACAGTGATGGTATAGACCGCATTTGGAATCAACCACAGATAAAAGTTTTCTTGATAATAGGCATATTCAGAAGGTACCCCTGTGGCATCACTGCCTTGCTTTTCTTTGATGTACGGATAGGGCTTTAAATACAATGGGAACTCTTTTCCAGAAACCGTTACCTCGACATAATCAATTTCGGCAATGTCGGTGGGAATGCTGTCGGAGGAGCTATAATTTTTTTGATTGGCGACGGTGTTAAAGGTGGCTATCTTTTCGCTAAACCAAAACCGTTCCTTTTCATAGTATTCAATGGCACGGTTAATGGCTTTATCAATTTGGGTGCTTAAGTCGCTACGGTCTAAATCATCCGCTATCCGGCTTCGCATCTGGGCGAGAGTGCTCATAGGTACATCCTTGTAGGTTTTTAAGGCTCTCCAATCCCTTAGAGGGCCCGTTGATAACAAATGATTTGGGTAAGGAATCACTGCCTTCGCTTGTAGATTGCACGCGCAATAAAAGCTCGTCTGGAAGCTTGAGTAAACCTCTATTTTTCACGCACGAGTCCTTTGGCTAATAATTCTTTCGCTATAAATTTTGGAACAAGCTCCCCATTAATCAAAGCCGAATGCACGGAGTTTCCCATTAATTCCTCCCAAGACAGTGCACTATTTACCGATTGGTGGTATTGATGCCAGTGCTGTGCATATTCGCATTCCTTTGTTTTAGGAAAGCAAGGGACTCCTTGCGTATAGTGCACCAATTTCGCATTCGGGTTAGGATCATCATAACCCACCAAATGATTCCATTCAGGGGGTAATAGTCCTATTTCCTCTTCTTTGGCCCACGCTAATCCATGCAAGTTTTTCGCCACTTCAATATAGCCTGGTGTGAGAATTTTGCACTTGGCACAATTGAAAAGCATAACGGAAGCGCGTTCAAAATTAAGTCTAGGGTCGCTATTTTTCGCCGCCATCACACAATAGTGCTCATCCGCTAAATCAAACAGCTTGGAAATATCATCTTTCAATAGCATGTCGATATCTAAAAATAGTCCCCATCCTTCGTAATTACAAAGGTAAGGCACTAAAAAACGTGTGAAGGTAAAAGGGGTTAAGCCCATGCGTTTTACAGGGAGCTGCTCAATCACCAAGGGTGTAATAGAGACGGGTTTGGAAGATTTGGTGAAAATAGATTGTTGAAGTACATTATACGAAATCGGTTGACGGTGGTCGTAACCAATAAATATTTTGAGCATGGAGTGTCCTTATGAATAAAAAACTTAGGTTTAAACTAGAATACCTTGAGGTTCTCTCAAAAGAGCTTTGTGAGTTTACACAGAAGATTTTCTTTGAAAAAGACAGGAGTTTGATGACGCCAAACGAAAGGAAGATTCTTGAAAGCTGTGCTGAAAATACAGCAGACTCCATTTATCGCATGGTCACATCAATCCCTAAGAAAATTGAAAAATTTGATTTATAAGGGTGCGACTACAAAGATAATTTCATTCTTTTCTTCAGTCAAAGAAATAATTTTAAAGTATTGTTTGATTTTGGTTTCCCACCACGCTTTATTTTCCACAATAAGGTGCGCATTTCGCCCATCTGGAAGAAACTTGTGGGCCTTTGTCGTGCAAGCTGTAAAAAACCCTGCTTTTTGAGTGAGGCTTTTTAAGTGAAATAATACATCATCCAGGCGCAAAGGTTCGATGTGCTCTAAAACATCGGTACATACCACAATATCCGAAGGCAACGGCATGGCCGCATGTTTTGCAACCGCAGGATCATATTCATGGATATTAAAAGGCATGTTTCGCGCCAATGAGCTTTTGCCACATCCATAATCCAGTATATCCATGGTGTCGTATTGTGCAGCCAACTTTAAAATGTCTACCATATGTCGGAACCCGATGGCCCCATAAAACCGATTGTCGCTGTGGAGATTTTGGTTTAATACTTTGTATTCATCTGAAATAAGTTGCATATCACCTCCGTCGCTTTATCTATTACAGGCTTCCATTCCACTGCCTTGGTTTGCCAAATATTACTCACGCACCCATACCAAGGCATATCCTGCCCATACACGCCCATTTGCCACATGGCTTGCTTTGGGGTCAGTTGAAGCGTTGGAACCCCGAGAGCCCCTGCCAAATGCACGACGCTTTGTGGAACGGAAATCACATAATCGAGCGCACTCACAAGTGCTGCGGTTTCATCATAGTCATCAATTGCGTCTTGCCAGTGGTGAATGGTATGTCCGTGTGTTCTTGAAAAACTTTTAATCTCATCCATTGCGCCTTTGGTGTATTGCAAGCTAATAAATTCGGCATCCAGCTCATCAAAAAGTGTCAAAAACATCTCCAGTGGAATGATGCGCTGCTTAAGATTGGTTTGCTTGGTGCCCCCCCTCCAGGATAATCCAATTTTCGGTCTAGGGCCTAAGGCATCTAATTTAAGCTGGTATTTTTCTTTAAGAATTTCATCGGCTTTGAGGTAAGGCGTGCCTGGGAAATCCGATGTTTTATTGCGATAGAATTTTCCAAGCGAGGCCAAGGGGATGCAAGCATCAATGGCGTGAATTTGTGGCCAAGATATCTCTTTATCTTTTCTTGTTCCATAAATAGAAATTGTTGGGAAGGACTGTCTAAAAATTTTATAGAGCCTAGGATGTGCATCAAAAATTACACTGCAGTCCTGCATAAGGTCTGGAATCATGGAGGCAAACATGATCTCATCACCAATACCCTGCTCCCCATACACCACCACTGTTTTTCCTGTCGCCCCATTCCATTCTGGGGTTTTTAATGACGTATAGTTACGCATTACTTTTTCTGTGGCTCGAACCCCATTGGAATACCAACGCCAACCTTTCTCATATTCACCTTTCTCCAAAAGAGCAAGTGAACCATTCCAGAATGCGTCAGGATTATTCGGCACAAGTGTGAGAGCGGATTCAATATAGCGAAGAGCTGTGTCTGGTGTGCCTTGTGCAACATACGTGGATCCAAGATTCACCATACAATCAGACATATCTTTATCCGATGCGCCAAGCTGTCGCTGAAGTGTCAGCGCGGTTTCAAAAGCGGCGCGGGCCTCAGTGATTAATTCATCTTTTTTATAAGCAAAACCAAGATTAAACCAGGCGTTCCAAGAGCTTTTATCCTTTGAAATAACCAGGCGATATAATTCAATAGCGAGCGCGTTATATTCTTTTTTCATGCATGCAACGGCAATCATAAACAAAATTTGAGAATTATCTTTATCAATATTGAAGACCGCATTAAAGATATTCAGTGCTTGGTCTAGGCTTTGCGCGTCATCTTTTTTGACCAAATCCATGGCCAAATCAATTTGTTCTTGAAGGTTAATTTTCATTTTCGTCCTTGAAAATAAAAAGCCCCTCCTATGCATGCACACAGGAAGGGCTGGGTGTTTTAGAGCTTATCTATCCATCGTGTAGCTCACTGAATACGTCAGCTTAAAGCTTGTCGTGCTGGAGGCCAGCGTTGGAGTTGCTTTTAAGATAGAGTAATTCACTGTTGCGTCATCCGAAAGACTGACCTGGTAGCCTACATTGGCACCTACGGTCATGCGGTTGATAACACCCTGCGTGCCTTGAGAACCAAAAGCACTCAATGTGGAATCAATGCCTAAATCCACAGGACAGCTGGTGGCACCGGTCGTATGATGCTCCATAGTGTCCAGGATGGTTGCTTTATTTGGAATCTTACAAAGAAAAATTGTTTGAGCTGAGGCCTCTAATGCAGAGGATGCATTAAAAGATCCTGTCACTGAAATAACGCCTCTTTCGTTACTGCGTGGATTCAACGCAAAGGTAGTTGCGGTTAACGTTGCCATAATAGTTACCTTCCTTGGTTAGTTAGGGTGAGCGGCACCACTGGTTGAAATGACAATAGTTCCAAAGTCGGCACTATTAAAGACCGCCTTCTTCGCTCCCCAAATCAGACCCGCAGAAACACCCAACTGATTGCCATAATCAAACATTTTTTCAACCCAATTCATGGACGTTTCACTGTTGTAGTCTTGGCCAAAGCCAACGACCCCAGCTTGCGCCCCACAGAAGATGGCACGATAGGTTCCGGCCACCGATCCCGCAGGCACACGGGTAGATTCATGAATCACCGTGTTGTTGTACATCCCTAAGGCCCCTTTAAAAATAGGAGAATCAGAGGCCTTCATACCGGCCATCGCAGCTTTTTGGATATCGAGCCATTGACCCGTAGACGTACTGGTACGAAGGTCATAGACCTGGTATGGGTGAACAAACACAACATACAAATCCTCCCCATCTACACGCACAGGGCGTATCGTTGGGGTCGCTGTGGTTGCTTTTTCGCGTGCGGCATCGATGTAGGTGAGAATCATCTTGTTAGATGCGGAAGCAGACGCCACCTGCGTTTCATTGGAGTTTCCACCCGCATAGATAATGTTTCCACTACTAGGAGCGATAGTGGCGTTGTGGCCGGTAAATCGCGTGTCAGACTGTGCAGTATTTCCAGCCAATTGATTAAACAAAGCGGTGTCAATACGCCCTGCAAACCAATCCTGTAGACCCGCACGAGCCTCTTCACGCACCGAAAATGGCACACGTTGCTCACTCATTTTTCCGTCAGATTTGACTGCGTTTCTAAGTTGATTGATATAGAGTGCATCCGTGTAGATGGAAAGTGCTTCTTCGTTTCCCTCTAAAGTCGCATCGCCTTCTACACCATTCCCCGCCAATTGCATCCGAAGGCCGAAGGTGACCTTGTCGCCAGGGCCTTTAGACATTTCGTTTTTGATTTGGATAATAGAATCGGTTCCCTTACCCATAAATTTCGCCAGCCAAGTTTGTTTTAAAGCTTCTTGAAAAAGCTTTGCAGACCATAGCTTAACTGCCATAGGGTGATTCACCCCATACTGTGAAGTTGCCATTTTTCGCTCCATGAAAATTGTGAAAGATACAAAGTCGCTACTTGTTTTCTATGACGTCGAAAACGTACGAACTTGTGCCTTTAACGTTGGCAACCCACGAGCACCCTATAACGCAAGGGCGGGGCGAGTATTGTTTTTCGTGTCAACTCACGAGAACTCTTTAACGCAAAGAGAAGCGGATGTCGTCTAGTTTAGCTGAGAAAATATTATTTTCCTTTTTTATGAACCATCGTGGTTCCCCCCTTCCTAGAAGGCATCGGTGTAGGCTTAATACCTTTTGGGGCCATCACTGTTGTGGAAGTATCCTTTTTAAGCGTGGCAGCCTTAGTGTTTTTTCCTAACTTTCCTTTCATAATGATTCCTTATTGCATAGAGCGAGTAATTTTATCCCACTGTGTTTTGACGACCTCGTCAAACTCCTCTCGATCTAAGTTTGCGAGACTTTCTAAGCTGAATCCCTTGGAAGATTTTCCACTGGCATTGCTTAAAGACTTTCCGGCTTGTACTACTTTGGCCACCTGCTCTAGTTTATTTCCACCTTGCTTGGGGGTATACCCTCGTGCTTTTGCCAAAGCATATATTCTTTCAGCAGGATTCACACCGGCCTGAAATGCTGTGGCAGCGATGCCAAGCTCATCGTCAATGAGAAGCTGCTTGGCTTGCTCATCGGTGTATCCTGCTATTTTGTGCT